GTAAATTTGCCACTATCGTGCGACGATAATATTTATTTGTATCTTGAAGGATACGACCAGTACCAACATTAAGACCTTCAGCAAATGGATTTGCTACCATTCCATAACGAGTCTTGAATCCAATCTTTGGCTGGAATGAATTCTGATCAACTGCACGAACCATCTGTAGAGGAACGTATGGGCAGTAGAAGAGACCAGCGTCGAATGGACCAGAACCCTTATAACCTACAACCATATAGTTACCACCGATTGCATATGGATCAACATATACACGGAAGCGACCGTTTAGAACACCAGCAAATGTATTACCGGTATCATCAACCTGAAGGTTATTTGAATTTAGAGCAGGGGTGTAATCAAGGATACCTGCCATCTGAAGAGCAGAAGCTACGTCAGCTGAACAGATAACCATATTACCCTTACCACGACGGGTGTCTTTGGCAATTTGGTTAGCTTCACGTTCGATATTAAACATTAGACCCTTGAACTTTTCTACTGACCAACGGCCGTTAGAATCTGTATCAAGATCGAATACACCAGGAGTTGTTGTGTTTACTTGTGAACCAGAAACAGCTGTAACAAGGATTGTACGAACTACTTCACGGTTGATTTCAGCAAGAATTTCTGCTGAAAGAATGTTAGATAGTTCTGTCTCAGCATCAAGACCATGAATAGCCTTAAGGTCCTGAGCAAGTTCCATTGTGTACTCTGCTTTTAGAGCACGTGACTTAGCTGTTACTGTAACCTTCTCAATTGAGAATGCCATCTGTGCGAAAGCAACGTTAGATGCATCGCCAAGAGCTTCTGCCTGAGCAGTTGACATACCAGCTGCATAGTTATAAAGATTTGTACCAGCAAGGTTAGATGTTACTGTTGTATTACCAGGAATTACATATGTAGAAGCTGTATTAGCTGGAATATGTGCTTGACCTGTTGTGTTGTTACCAGCTACTACTGAAGAGAATGAAGTATCTACTTCGTTGTAGAATGTTTCATTACCAGCCTGGTTAGCATAACGTGCACGCATAGCAAAGATAAGTCCTGTTGGACCTGTCATAGGCTGTACGCCGCAAACGTCATAAGCAATAAGGTTAGGCATTGCACGACGAACGAGAGAGATAAGAACTGGATCGAAAATATCGATTGCACCAGTAGTAGGATCTGAAGAAGATGCACCCATCTGGTTGACAGGAACAGTTTCTGTAAGATACTGGTTGCCATACTTAGAGCTTTCACGTAGAGCCTTTTCTGTGTTCTCAAGAACAACGGCTGTTACGTTACGGCGATGAACGTCGCGGATCTCTGGTAGATCGCTATGTCCAATAATAGGCTCCCACTTTTTAACAAGATCTTCAGTTAACATTTTTATTTTACTCCTTTAGTTTTTTTGAGTATATTTTTTATTTATAAAAAATTACTTTTTGATTGTTCTAGAGATAGCTTGTGCATAACTACGAATTGATGGATCAGTGTAAACTACTTCTCTACCTGGTTCATCAGTTGAGTCATTCTCTTCAGTTAATGTTGTCTTCACTGTATTCTTCTTGAAATAATTTTCTTTAATGATTTCAAGTTTCTTCTTGTATGAATCTACACTATCAAAATCAACACCTTCTGAAAGTGTGCGAAGCTTCTCTACTTGAGTTAAAGCTAAGCCTTCAGATACTTCATCAAGAATTTCTTCTTTAGTATATTGTTCTAGAACATCTGTTAATTCAATATTGTCTTTGATCTGCTCATTAAGCTTATCTTCAAGCTCAGCGACCTTTCCAGCAAGAGCTTCTACAACATCAGTTTGCTCTTCAGGAACTGACATATAGTTTTCTTGGAATAGGTTATGAAGACCAGCAATGAACTGCTCTGTAATTTCGTTACGAAGTGCGCTTTCAATAGCTACTTCGTTATCAGCTAACCACTGCTCTGCGCAGTATGAGAGATACTGATCAATCTGTTCTGTAAGAGTTTCTGTAACAGCTTCTACTTCTTCATGAAGCTTTACTTCATATTCTTCTTCAATACGAGTAGTTTCAGCAATAACTCTTGCATTGACGGCTGCTTCAAAAAGAACAGCTGTCTTTTCTTTAAATTCTTCTGTAAGCTCTTCTGAACCAAATAGCTCAGAAACATCTTCTTTCATTGCTGCTGTCATTGCAGACTTAGCATCACCCTTAGCGTCAACTGATGCTTTATTTTGAGCAGCTGCACCGTTAGGAATATTGTCAGCTTCATGACCGATCTGAGCTAGAATAGCTTCAAGCTGGGAAACGTCCATAGCTGCCATCTGAGTCATAGCTTGAGCCATCATACCAGCTCTTGATGATGCTGGGGTAGGATGGGTCTGTAGAGTTGCAGCTGCAGAAGTAGCATCTGCTTCCTTAATTTCCTCTTTCATCTTTGACTTTTTAGTCTTCCTCTCCATAATTTGTTTTCCTTTAAGTTGAGTTTGTTCTAGAGAATGTCTTAATTTAAGTTTATCTAACATTTCCTGGTGGACATCAGGGTGATGCTTTTTGATTAAATCAGAAATTTGATCTGGTGCTAAATCAACAGTCCCTGGATGTGGAACATCAATACTATGAC